GGTTCGGGTTTCGTTAAAAAATCAATAAATTTACGTATCATTTCTACTTTTTTTTTCAATTTGATTTTTTATATAGGTTTATGGTAAGATGATACTCGCTATACTTCTACTTATCATAAACGTGTATATATACATAAATACGAAACAAACCGAAAAGGTAAAAGAAATACGGGAAAAATATAGAATTCTCAGGGAACATATACAAACAACTGGGTACAGTGAGTTTAAAGTTTTAAGTCACGAAATACCATTAACAATGTATCACAGGACAAATGGACACATAGGGTATAACACGAATAAAGGTAATGAAATTGGTTTATGCTTAGACGGCGATACGAACGAAATATTTCACGTTTTAATACACGAACTCGCACACTCAACGGTCGATGAGTATTCACACAGTAAAGATTATTGGACAAATTTCAAAAAATTGAGAGATATGTGCGTCCAACTCGGAATCTATAAGGAAATACCAAACAAAACTAAATTTTGTGGTAAACACGTCCAGGATAAATAATCTAAGGTAAATGTAATAATGTCAGCGACAAAAGTTGATTTAGCAAAAGCTATTTTATTATGGAATGGAATTTTATCTTTATCGAGTGTACCACTACTCGCGAGTGAATATTGGTCTAATGTGATCTTTTTATTGCTTATTATACCTAATGTTTTGGGTATGATGCCAAGAGGTGGTAAAGTATGGGGACGTCTTTCCCTTGATATGCCTTTCCTTTTGATATCGACTATAATAGGTTTAGCTTTTACACTCTTAATTACAGAAACGAACGAAAATATAAAAGAAGATTTTGTTAGGTTCGGTAAAAATACACGGAGTACAGTGACTGTTATTGGACTTCGAGCATTAGGATTAACCATTGGGTTTATAATTTCTTATTTTTTGTTTGGTGGTGATAAAATGTATTCCCACTTTAATTCCAATTAAGCGTATCTTTTATACAAAAAGAATGCTACGGCGGCGACTGCACCAGTCGAAGCCAAACCAACGGCACTTCGGTTCCCTTGATCGTTAAGAAATTGTGGTACGAAATTTGCGAGTTTTTCTTGAACTGGCTTACTAATCGCTATCGCAGTACAAACAGCGACCACGAGAGCTTGAAACTGATCATCAGTTAAATTAAATGGATTTTGACTAGAATTTTTTTGTCTAGACTCGGTTGGTTGTTGAAGACCCATCATTGGCGCTTGCGCTTGTGCCTGTGTCATTCGTGGGTCAACTGCCATCATTGGTGGTTCGAGTGGTGATTCTGGTTGCATAACATCTTGAATTGGAGTAGAGTCCATAGTACTTTGTTTAAAATCAATATTTTTTTCAGATACAATATTCGGCGGTTCTATAATAGGTTGTTGTCCTTTTTCTATAAAATTTGTAGACATGTTATTATTTAATGCTACCATACCATCACTATTCTCGGAAAGGTTTAAAGTACTTACGTCAGTTGACATTTATATGTGTAAAGTTTTTTGATTTTTTACGTTTACGCGTTAGCCTGATTATTTAACTAATTAGTTTGTATTTAGGGTATAAACACCCAAACGTTTTTATAATTCGTGGTAAATCGTTTAACTTATCGTAGTCACACATATCTTCATCTACGTATATGGTTTTTGTACTGTGACAAATATCAATCAATATACGGTATCCTTCATCACTTTCGCCACCACCTGATGTAATTTCATTGTACGCTGGATAAACTAACGGTGTTATAATTTTTTTCTGTAATAATTGTTTCGATAAAATTCGTAAACTATTCATTTTTTCTTAATAACTTTTAATGCCGTCGTTTTTTTAACTGCGTTACGATCACCCAATTTCATATTACCATGTCTAGGATTAAACATTTTTTTGTGGGTTTGCCAATATTGAGGTGCACCCACTTTAAAATTCTTACGAAGTGTTGCTTTGTACCAAAATACACAATCTTCTATTCTATTACTCTTAGACGTATTATCTAAAACTAAACACTCGTAGTTTTCTGTACACGAATCCATGACTTTATTAAACATTTCAAACGTTGGAAAAATACCAAAGAATGATTTATACAATTTCTCCCGATTTTGAATTATATTTTCACGCAAAATAAAAACGTAATCAACATTTGCTCTGAGAGCTGGAGGAAGATCCATACAATATTGCATGGTTAACATGAAAAATATCTTCCAGTGACGACCGTTCATAAAACATTGTCTGATACAAGTATCTTTCATGAATTTGGAATCATACATACAATCATCTAAAAGAAGAAATGCACCACAGTTTGACTTACCGGCACCAACAAGCTTTTTCTGTCTATCCATAACGCGTTCGATAGCTTCTCTATCGTAATCACCGTATATGAAAAGATCGGGTATATACTGTTGATAATAATGATTACCTTCCTCTGTAGCAGATAAAACTATTCCTGCTGGTAAATGCTTTTTGTGATACAAAATATCAGTAACGAGTGTAGATTTACCGGTATTACGTTTACCTATAAAAACACATACTTTATCATCAGCCATGCTTTCAGGTTTGAACTTTCTCAATTGAAGATTCATCTATCATAATGCCTCGTTTTAATTTATAAAATTTTACTCACATAAAGTAAGAATGGCTGGTAAACTAAACCTTGCTGTCACTGGTATCCAGGACCAATGGCTTACTGGTGAACCTGAATTTTCATATTTCCTGATGAATTTTAAACGACACACAAAATTTTCAATAGAAGCCATAGAAACCCCGTTCAATGGTGATCCTAATTTCGATACATCCGTTGAGTGTAACATACCAATGAACAAGGGTGATCTTATTAGAAGTATGATGCTTAAATTTACTTTACCTAAACCAACTATACCTGATAAATCATTTAATGTAACGTTTCAAGCAACTGGTTCGGGAAATAAATACTTTATAGACGGTGTTCAACAGGCGACACTCACACTTTACGAAGGTACGACGTATACCTTCAACAATGCAAGTCACCCAACACACCCATTTAGATTTGCAGGATCACCCGATGGTAACCCACCCGACGAATTACCACCCGTTGACGGTGTCGGTACTCCTTACAATTATAAGAGGTACACAAGTTTGGATACAGCAACGCATTATGTTTATAAACTATGGGAAAATTCAGCAAACAACTGGGCAGTACCATCTACACCGTCAACTAACACGATAAAAGTTTTGAAAGTATCTCCCTTTACCTGGTCTGATAACGATACAACTGACGCTTTCCCGAATAGTGTTGATACTACAACGTACCCAGGTAAAGTATCTCTGAGACAGTCTAATGGTGAAGCTTATAGATTTAGTGTACCTTTATTTGGAGATTATACAACGGGTGTTACGAATCCGGGTACAGCTACGGTTACTTTTACACCAACATATAGTTCAAGTACACCATCAACATTATACTATTACTGTTCTGCACACCCCGGTATGGGTGGTCAAATAGACCTTAAAATAGTAAGTTATAGAGAATCTATAGGTGCTCAAATAATAGAATACGCCGATTTACGTATCGGTGGTCAGACTATACAGCGTTTGACCGGGGACTACATATACATGTATAACAATATACACAGTAACGAAGATGATATAAAACAAACCCTTTACTTCTTAGCCGGGCATGGAAATTACATAAATGTATCGTACGACTGGGATTATAATATTTTATTACCCTTTTACTTTTTAAGGCATCCAAGTTTAGCAATACCTGTATGCGCACTAAGTAAACAACAAGTTCAGGTCGAAATAAAATTTAAAAAATTGGACGACGTTGTTCTAACATATACAAGGTCTAACAATGCGATATCAGATCCACCTCCAAATGTTTCATCGTCTATCAAAAAAGTATCACTGGTTTCCGATTTCTTTTTCATAACCGAGAATGAAAAAAGTTTCTTAAAAACTCGACCAATCGAATACGTTATATCACAAATTCAAATGTCACAGTTTAAGTTTAACCCAGGTGTATCTAAGAAATCAGGTATGTTAAATTTTAAACACCCGGTGAAGGAAATGTTTTTTGTAGCGATAAGTGATGATGTACATAAATACGAAACAATAAAACAAGTTACCATGAAATTTAATAATAATACAATCATCGACGCAGATACTTTAATGTTGTGTTACGAACAACCATTGAAATATTACACGGGAATAACAAACGGTAATTTCGGTGTGTATAGTTTTTCAATGAAACCCGAAACGTATTACCCGACCGGTCAAGTTAATATGAGTAGAATAGCACACAATTTAATCGAAATAGAACTCGATACACCAGACGCTAGTTTTGGTCACAAAGTGTATGTGTATGGAGTAAACTATAACGTGTTAAGAATAGAAAGCGGACTTGGTGGTTTAAAATTTTAGTGAGTTATACTAGTAATGGCTGGTCGTGTTCAATTAGAAATATCTGGTCCACAGGACGCCTTTTTTACGGATGATCCAGAATACACATACTTCGTAAAAAATTTTCAAAAACATACTAATTTTGCACCTTTTTTTACAGATTTAGACGTGGAAGGTGAAGTGGAATTTGGTAACACTATAAGGTGTACCATACCACAAGATCAAGGTGATCTTCTCAAAACCGTGAGTTTGAAATTTGAGTTATCTAGCATACAACAAAATTTAGTAGCTGGTCTAGAAGGTATAGGATACGTCGAGTCTATAGGACACGCTATTATTGAGTATGCCGAAATACTAATTGGTGGTAAAACAATTCAAAGAATACCGAGCGATTTTTTAGCGATTTATTTCGATAATTACGTATCGCATACAAAACAGGAAAACCTTGCTAAACTTATTGGAAAACCCCCGGGAGAATTGTCGGGTACAAAGGTTAAACATACAAGTATAGCAGGGTATTTAGGAGTCGCTACATCTAACCAGAAATTTTTCGTCGATATTCCTTTTTACTTTTACAATAATCCTGAACTTGCCATTCCTGTATTTGCAATAGATAAACAGGAAATTGAAATTGTTATTAAACTTAGAGAACTTAGTGATTGTGTATGGGGATACCACTCTGCAAATAGTGAAGTTTATTATTTGAGTGATTATTTTCAAACAAAAGGTCTCATTAAGGACATGAAAATAACGACCGAAATGGTATCGTTAGTACAAGACGAAAAGGATAAGATAAAATCTAAAAAAACAAGTTATGCAATTACACAAATTCAAGAAGTTAAGGATATAATACCCCAAGATGCAAATCTAAACAGTGTAGTAAATACAACACACAGACTTAATTTTAAAAACCCCGTAAAGGAACTTTTTTTTATAATTCAAAGACTTAGAAAGGTAGATCTTTATTCTTCGAACCCTATTCCTGTATTTGTTACTAATTTTGATTACGATTCCCTTTTTCAAGTATTTGGTACCACTGACGAATATACGAACTATGAAAATTTACAAAAACTTTCTTTAACATTAGACGATACCGATGTTATTAGTGGAGCGGCTGGTGAAGTTGTAAATTTACGCGCGGTTCAAAGCGGTATACACCATACAAGAACACAACTATGTAGAAGGTACTATTCGTATAGTTTCGCTTTAGAACCCGAACGATGGTACCCAACAGGTCAGGTCAATTTCAGTTTAATTAAAGACCAAATACTCAAACTTACAACAACACCGGATAATGAGGCTGAAAGAGAACTTAGAGTTTTGGCACAAAGTTACAATATACTCCAAGTGGAGAACGGTATTGCAAAATTACTCTATTAAAATGTCATTTCAACAAGAAAATGATGCAGCTTTACTTATACAGGAACAAATACAGGGTTCCGCATTAAATATTATACAACCAGTTTTAGAGCAGGCGATGGTACTCGCAGCAGGGTACGCAAAAGCGTGTGGTAGAGATATACTTCTTGGTAAAGATATGGAATACGCTATGAAGTACTGTGCTATGAACCAAGTCGGTAAAAATACAGGGTCTCTTTTCCCAGAAATATACGAAGAAGATACGGATAGTGAAGATGAACTCGAAATTATAGATGAAGATGAAGAAGATATTGAATTTACGAGGTATTCAGGTAGAGAATACAAATATGTTAAAATGAACATGGCGTATGATAGTTGGGAAGAATGGATGCCGAAAAACCCGACAGAACAGATGTTAAAAAATGCTATAGATAGTAATGAACACCTCTAACCCAGAGGGATCTAACATCGAATCATCATTTTTCAAAATATCTTGTGATAGCTCAGATGAAAGTGAAAGTGAATCCGATACTGAAACTGAAACTGAATCCGAAACTGAATCGTCTTCTTCAGGGGAAAATAAACCTAAAATGCTTAAGGGGTATTTAAAAAACACTAAAAAGTATAAAAAAATTTTATTCGAAGATACTTTGTTCCCAGAATAAAATCTACATTTATAGTATAAAAAATGTCTGCTCAAGAAACTGCTATGCTCGTCGCCCGTGAACTCGAAGGTCAATCCCTCAACGCTATCGTTGCTGGCTTCTCATTTGCCGCCGCCCTTTCGTGGGTCGATTTGGTGAGATGGGTCGTCAACCAAGTTGTCAAAGTTAACAAGAACGGAGGCATGAACTACACGCTCACTGCCTTGTTCACCACTCTCTTGTCCATCTTCGTCTACTTGGCGATCTCTAGAGTGTCTTCTAAGGTACAAAGACCACAACAACCAGTCTTCGCTATTACGAAGTAACTTTTTGGGGTTTTTTAATAACAAGTAATAAAAATATTGCCATAGAAACTAATAAAAATATAGATATAAATGCATCCCATTTATGACTATCCTCTTCTTCTTTTTCGAGGATATTCATAGGTGTTTTTAAAGTCTCGGATATAATTTCTTCGTTGGTTTCTTCGTTAGATAATCTAGGTATATTAACAAATTTATCAGTCGAACACGTAACGGCAAGTTTTAATATATGATTTGCATTTCTAAAATTATAAGGTATTAAACGATTATTACTACTATAATAAAATTGAACACGTAACTTCGATATCGTTTTATGTTTACCCGAATCAAAATTGTGTTCTACCGCATCGTCCACACCCGAATAATTTATAACATCACCGCACAGAAGTATTCGACCAGTGTAAAAAGGTAAATCTGAAAATATAGATTTATTAAAATCATCAGAACCACTGCTCAATTTCACTATAATAGCATCTGCACCTTGTAAATTAACGCTACCAGTTTCCATTTTATAAGGAGAAGTGGATGTAGAAAATACGTTACTTGCAGTTAGACCCAATACATCGTGGGGTGTTGTTTTACCACTCACAGTTGATTTATACCCGTTTTTACCGTTATAAAAATCAAAACTGAACTGATTTGGACCTTCAAATGTTATAGCATTCGTATCTTTATCGTACGTAGATGCAGATAACATGCTATTTGAATTCACAACGACATTCGAAGCTAAATCTTTACCGTCATAGTTTCCATTTGGTATCGTTATATCATAATTAGTAGATGAACTATTAATAGTGAATGTATTGTTTCTATCGTTTATGAGATATTGACTATTATGAATACGTGCTGATATTAATGATATTTTACTGACATTGTAAATAGGTGTTTTTAAATTAACAATATAATCACTTGGATTAGGATAAGATACAGGATCACGTTCTCCACTATCTATATCTAAGGTATGTACCTTCATTAAAATAACGGAGTATTATTTTAATGAGTGTTTTAACTTGATGTTTTCATTTTTATTTAACAGAGGCTATGCGAGAGTGGGTTATTTTGGAGTTGTCTTTTAGCAACACCCAAACTATCCTGGGTACTGTTAGGGTTAACATTACCTTTATAAGCATTGAATTGATGATAATCATTGTTTTTGTAATGTTGTGTCCATCCACCGTCTGCTGAGTTTACACGACCATCTATACGTGTCGTATCAGAACGAACGCTCGTCACCATACCACCTTGGTTAAGTGGATCGGCACGAACATTCATACGACCTGGACCAGCTGCGCGACCCGCTTTACCTCTTCTATCGTCTGGTCTAAATCCGTATTTACCAAGTTCACTCGATGTGTATGCATCCCCATATACACGCTTTTCACCGATTTTAGAACCTGGCGAATTCAAGTAACCGTGGCTGAATTTATGAATACCTGGTGCTGGGTTATTTTGGTATTGGTAAGCTTCCATGTTACCATCCTTTTTGTTTCTAGTTGGTTCAGCAGCTCTAGTAAGTGCCGAAACTGTTCTTTTTGCTGATGCTGTAGAAAGTGTATCTGTTCTAGAACCAGTTTCTGATCTATTTGTTGTTCTTTTTGTTCTTTCATGTTCATTTCGCACTGTTCTGCCGGAAAATCCCTGTGCTCTACCACCCGTATTTGGAAGACGATCTGGGAGATACGCAGTTTTCTCAGGTCTGTTATGACCTAATTCTCCAGCAATACCTCTTCGACCACCTTTACCGTCAAAGGCGGGACCACTTCTCCCTGGTAAAGTTGTTAATCTATATGC